CGCCTCCTGACCCTGATCTATGAGGCTGTATAGTTCGCCTCTGGTATATTCATAATCTTTTTGGCGATCGTCATCAGTTTTCTCAACCTTTACTGGTGGTTTATCCACCACAGGTTCAGCACTGATATTGAGGATCCCCTCCATGTTTTCTTCTAGGCTCATAAGAATTCAATTCCTTCATTAAATCCAAAGTCATCACCAGCATCAACCAGAGCGTCATCATTAACATCAATGACACCATCTTCGTTGATATCGGTAACTGCTTTGGGAGTATATGTTCGTGTAACTGTTCTGCGATTGACAGATAAATCTCCAATTGTTTCGTGGATGATTGCTTTCTTGATGACATCCGCAGTATTGTAAGGACCGTAGAGATAAGACTTCATTGTGAAGTTTAGAGTGTAAACAATATATCTACGCTCTAAAAAACTATCATCCCATGCATCTTCATAACTTACATTATTCAAAACAATAGCAATATCTCTCTTCTCATTCATGTCTGGGATCATGTTGAGAGTTAATGAAAATGATGGTTGAAAATATGGTAGAATTTGCTCTACAATTTGCAAAGCATCGTCTTGAGATTTTGCAATAACTCCTAGTTCAAAACTTAGATTATAAGGAATAGGAACATATTGCACTCGGACTTCATTACCATTACCATCAATGATCGTTTTATATTTTTGAATTGGTGATGTCTTACGGGTAGAATCGTAGTCAATGCTTGTCATCTCAAAATAGAGACGTGGTAGAGTGATTGCTACTTTTCTAGTTGATGCTCCTTCTTCTAAACGAACTAGGAATTTTTGTTTAGGTCCATAAGCTAATGGAACTTTTATTTCTTCCAGAACTGTCCCATCACTAGGATCTGTACTTTTCAATGTGATATTATTGAAAAGCGTACCAAATGCTACAATATTTTTGCGAACAATTTGATTGTAAAAATGTGACCCTAACATTAGATACTACCTGTATAATTACCAGCTTCACCAAACGGATTTCCTTCCGTCCAATCAATGATGTCGTCAGCTTCATCTTCGATCACTCTATTTTGATCGTAGTTGCTGTTCACATTATTTAGAGTGTCAAATGTCTCTGGAGACCACTTAGCACCAGAAGTTAGACCAGTAATTACTTCAGCAGTAGTAAACGTTCCTGTTCTGTTGATGACTTGGAGAGATCTGGTTGTGCTATCCCAAGACTTGACTTCTGCTCTGTTGTCTTTTGGTGAGTAGTCAATGGTAACGATAGGTGCTGAAGTATACCCAGAACCACCGTTAGTGATAAGGATGCCATTAACAATACCAGTCGAGCTAACTGTTGCAGTTGCTGTTGCACCTATACCACCTCCTCCAGAAATAGTTACCGATGGTGGTGTCGCTTGCTTATAGTGTGATCCACCATCGGTAATAGTTATGCTAGTAACAGCATCACCTGTAATAGTTGATGTTGCTTTTGCTAGGAATTCATCACCAACAATTTCCTCACCTACAATAAAATCTCCAGATCCACCAGGATCCATGTAAAGTCTGATAGCATTATCAAAGAGTTGTTCCATCTCATCAATTTCTGCAACTCCAGTATCAAAGTCATCACTACCATATTCATAGATCTCAGCAGTGATAGCATAGAATTGGATCTTGCCAAACTGGAAAAATGGTTCTTCCTTACCAACAAACTTGATTTCGTAGACATCTTTTGTTAGTGGAAAGTATAGTAGATCCCCTTCATTGGGTCTACTATCGATTACTAGGTTTGGATTGTGTTGTGCTACTTCTTCATCCCAACGTCTTGTAGACACACGAAAAATAATCTCATCTGTAATTCTTAGACCGAACTTGGAGATGAACTCTGCATTGTCAGCAAAACCCTGAACATTTTGCAACAACATTTCAATTTGAAACTGTTCTTCGTACTTAGAGAAGCGTACTTCATCCAGAGTGCTGTCTTGTAGAACTATCCTAGGGATATAGTATACATCTGAACCAAACAGTTTGATTTGCTCATCCACAAGATCCTGAACGAGACCTTGTTCGCCACTGTGACCTTGGTAGTAAGTTGGAAAGTAGGGACTGGTAGGCATCTTATCCGATCATATCCATTGGTGGGATTGCATACTTGCTGAGAACTTCGCTTTCGATTTTCTCAATTTCTGCTAGTGCGTCTGTGTATAGTTCTCTACCATTTAGAGTGATGCCACCAGGCAACTGAACATTGTTATACTTAATCAAGTTCTGACCCCACTGCTTCTTCATGAGAGCAGTAGCATATCTCTTGACAAACATATCATTGTTCATCTCTGTAGCATCTGTAGGATCGATAAGACGATGACACTCAATCAGGATGTTAGATCCTTCTTTGAGGAAGTCTTTGTCTAGATCCATATAGAGACGATCACGACGCATTGTGTATCTGAACTGCTGGAATGATCCATTGTTGAGGACCATATCTAGAGTTTCTAGATACTGTTTATTCATATAGTAGTTGAGGATATCAAGTGATCCAAACGCATACAAGTCGTTCAGGAACAACTGATACTCAACACCAAAAAGATTAGAACGGATTGAATTGCTGACAAGACCAAAGACTCTGGTAATGCCAACTACATGAGACGGGATGTCAATGTAGTTTGTTGTTTCTTTCCAGTCAGTTGTGCCAGTTGTAGTTGTTACACTAGCAGCAAACCTTGTCTTATCGTCAGCAGTGATTTCGTGGAATAGATATGCACGCTCCATACCGTTGTAGCAGTTCTCTTGGAAGAACTGATACGTGTCATCAATAACGTTATTAACCTGTTCGTCGTCAATGTTTACTTGTAGGACAGGCTCACCAAGCTGTCTCTTACAATATGTGATGAGTTCAGCTCTTGAATTTGGAGATGCCATTACACACAAAAAATCCCTTCTTACCTATTTAGGAAGAAGGGATTTAGTATTTATTCAGCGGGAGTTTCTTCTGCTGGTGCTTCTGGTTCTCCCTCTAGAAGTCCGAGAGTCTCAAGACCTCCTTCTAGTTTGATTTTATATTCTTTTGCTTTACGCAAGTTCTCTTCGAGTTCTCCAATTTGCTTTACTGTAGTAGCAATTTGCTCCTCAAAGTTTTTCTTTAGTGCTGCTGGGTCCATAATTATTCAGGGAATGAAATTAAAGTTGATGACAAATCGAGAGTTGTGTGTAGGTTTACTACTTGAATGAAAGCGCAAACCATCAAAGAACACACAACGTCCTTTCTTTGGTGTGACAGTGCTATTTATGGGATATTCGGCAATCGGATCTCCGTACATCCTTTCACTAAAATACGTATCACCGTCACTATCATTGACATAATACAGACATACCATATGTGGATCTGCCAGATCTACATGCATAGAATCATATTCTTTATGTCTAATGCCAGGTGTCTGCAAAAAACATCTACCACGGATGACTTTCGAAACACTGATACCTGTATTATAACACGCTTCAAATAAAAGCGGCATAAACAATCCAGTGTATGATGTAGTAGATTTACCATCTAACAAAAACATATGAGAGAATCCTGGTAGTTGACTCTCTCCATCTTCGGATAGATTGTCATGGTAGACCCACCTAAAATCTGTATCAAATCTCATAGTTTCTTCGATGAGATTTTGGTAGTTAGGATTGATGCAATTGTCTTTAATAATGTTCTTCATCTGGTCCCTCCACATTCCAAGTAAGATTTCCAGATACAGTCACTCGCTCATCAGTAGTAGATTTGAATGGATAGACTGCATGTTTTGTGGTGGACGGGAACATAAGTATAACACCATTCCAAGATTTATCAACTGGTAATACTTCTGCTTCTAACTGAAACGCACCATTACTACTATGAGTGGTTCTCTCTTCTGCTCCGTATGGTATATTGACAAAGATAACAAAACTTACAATACCAGAGTGTGTATGGACTGGATTGTATTCATTCTGTCTTTGGTAATTTACCCAAAGGTTTCTTAGTTTGATAAAAGGTGATACGTCTCTTGTCTCTTGAAAATCCCATGGACAAGTTTTATATACTTCATTCCATAGATCTCTAGACAAATCAACAACATAGTCTTCAAATCCAGGACATTCATACTTCCACTCAGACAAACTTGACTGTTGTTCTAGAGCACCAGCCAATCTTGTGTTGTAGTTCCATGTCTCATCTCCTCTACGATTTCTTGTATAAGCAAGAAGATCTCTGTATAAGTTGTCTGGTATCTTCTCAGATATAAATGAAAGATTACTTTGTTGATAAATCATGGATACAAATCAGCACTTATACTATATCGTTTTTGATCTTCCACTCCTTTGCCAGGTGTATGTGGTAGATTCGATGGAAATATAAACCACGTCATTAAATTACTTGGTAAGTAATACGGGTCTCTTCTTGGCATGGGGAACATAGTAGTTCCAGACTCACCTAACTTCACATACATTATACCAGACAACGTAAATGGATTCTCTGGGTTATGGCAGTGCATGTATGGTTCTATCGGATTTTTATCCCAATCAACATACACCCACGAATTCATATTGTAATCAAATATATCCATACCCCAAAACCTAGAACAAGCATCGTAGAATGACCATCTAAGTTTTTTGATCATAGGGTTATCTTGCTCTAAGAAATCATCCTTACCGTCATTGAAAGTAAGTTTAGATACGTGAGCCATCTTCTTAGAAAGACTGCCCTCTGCAATAGAAGCATCGATGAATTCTATGAGTTCGTCAGCATCAATATCGACAGGGTATTGTTTGATTCCTAATACCATTTTCTTTTTGTTTGTGCAATAATTTTATCATGGATATCAGGATCACAAAATGAGAATGCTATGGTAGTCCTGAGTTCATTACCAATCAAACTATTAGGAGGTTGACCTTTGTGTAACCAGTTAGATGGAATGAATACACCACTGTTAGGAACATATGGAGTAAAATGATATTCTTCATCGGGAGTCTGACATACAAACTCTCCTCCCCATTCTACATTCCAGTATGGTTGGTTAAAATAGATGAACGTCCATACTCCATGTTCTTCCCAATCTTTATGGAAGAGAGTATTCTGACCTGCAGTCTGACCATTAGCATGGATCTTGCATAGTTTGATATCTCTACGCAAGTGCTTCATCATTTTCAATCTAACTGTAGTAGCGCACTTAGTAAAGATCAAATCTGTCCTAAGAGGATGTTGCCATGACACAGGATCGCCCTGACCATAAGACGCATTGTTGTACGTCCACGTGGCAAGACTATTCATAGAAGGTGATTTACGATCAAAGTAGTCCCACAAAGTAAGTCGTTCTGATTTTGATAGAACGTTATTAATAACAATCGGTTTATTCATACCCACCAAAGCCAACCAGTCATGATATATTTCTCTTGAGTTTCTGAGATTTGTCCCCTGTGTTTGTGAGTTACTCCAGCGGGAAAAATTACTGTCTTACCTTTTTCTGCTTTGACAGTATAATCTTGATAGAAAAATTCTGTGCCACCATCTGGAACATCATTTAGATATGTAATGTATACAAATGCTCTATCACATCCATCTTTGCCAGAACCATCAACATGCCAGGTGTAAAATCCATCTCCAGGTTGATAGTATTGAATCTGAGGCAAACGTTGCATTACAAACTCATGCCCTTGAATTGTCAAATCTTCTAGATACGATTGAATGAATCTATCAAGTTCTCTCTTATAAGAATCAAATTTATATTTCTCTGGTGGTCCTAGAGGTTCACCATCTTCCACAAAAAAGTCTTCACTCTTTTTAATTTCTGGAATGACACTGCCTCCGCCAACGCGACCAGCATAAGTTAGGTCTGCTTCCTTAGCGTCATGAAATAATTCAATCAATCTATCACATATGGATAGATCTTCAAATTTATATTCTTTAATAAAATTCATTTGTATGCAGGTCCTTGTGTCCAACCAACTAGAGAATGTCTAACACCAGATGTAACAGGTTTGACTTGATGTGGTGTATCGGCATGAAAAAGAATAATGTCTTTCTTCTTCAATTCTATCACCTTTTTTTCTGATGTATGTATTTCAAATTCACCACCCTCAAAATCATCATTGAGTAGAACAGTGAAACTAATTTTTCTAATTCTATTATTTTCTCTCTTACCAGGACTCCAATTGGATTCGTCAATATGCCAACCATAGAAATCACCAACATCATACTTTGTCAATTGAAGTGGTTCGATATAATCAACATCCAAATTCCACTCGCATTTTTTATTTGCAAATTGTATGAGACCATCAACTAATTCATACACATTTGTGTCATCTACCCAACAAGCCTTTGAACTTCTATCTGGATGATCTTCACTAGTATAATTTTGTCCATCCCATTGATCAGTCTTGCATTGTTCATACTCATTGTATGGTTTCAAAGCTTTCTCTAGCAATGGAAAAAAATCATCGTCTAGATGAACTATCATATACTGATGTCGAAATGAATTCATTTTGAAATTACCATAACATGTATACCATTCCACCATCCATTAGGATCTTCTGGAATCTTGGTTAGAATCTTTCTTTCAAATAAAAGATTTAAGTTGTTCTCTTTTACAAAGAACTCTGCTGCTTGCACAACACCAATAAAGTTTGCATCATCAATAACAAGAATAAACTTGTCTGCGAATGCTGGAATCAGGAATGTGAGATTATCATATTGAGCTTGTGGATCGTGATCAGCGTCATAGAAAATAACATTGGGTTGTTTATGTACGTGTCTGGGAGTCAGATCCTGAATAGTATTGGGACAGAAGTATTGCTTCTCTCTCAATCCACGGAAGAAAATCTTTTTTGGATCATCATATGATTCCATTTCAATGTCATCTCTAAATGGAGAGATCTCTTTCTCTGAATAATCATCAACAGCAAACGCTTCTACATCTCTGTTCATGGTAGCAGCAAAGAATGTACTACCAGCATGTACACCCAATTCCATGTAGATAGCGTCAGGTTTGGATAGTAGATTATTCAAGAAGTGTCTTACAGTATTAGAAGATAATCCTTCGTAATTAAATCCCTCTTCTACAAACTCACTATCACCTCTTGCTGCTTTTTCAATAGATGACAGAACCAATTCGATATCCTCATCAAAGTGTCTATCGCTTCTCTTCATTCTAGATTGCACAACAGAGTCGCAGTAGTTGCACTTCCAACAATCAAAACCACATGTCTTGATCTTCTCTCTCCAAATATCAATTGGTTTTTCTTCGAGAGTTACATCTTCAATGTAGTCATTGAACTGTGGGTGTAGCAACTCCTCATCTGCTGCCCATCTCTTGATGATGTCCATGCTTTCCATAAGACGCATTGCATTCTCTCTGCCATGCATCTTGAATACATCAATACCTAGATCAAGAAACTCTTCCCAATCTTTTTTCCATGGTGGAATGGTTGCTGCTTTCAGTGATGCAGCAGGATCTCTCTCGTCCCAGGTAGAACAAGATACTCTACTCAAACTGGTATTGAAATACTGAGGATCATCTTTCTCTCTCACCATATTATAGTGATAGTGTTCTGGCATGATAGGACAACCACCCCAGCACCACTCGTTAGCAAGTAGTGAGATCTTGACTGGTTTGCCAATCTCAGCACAGTATTCTTTTGCTTCTTTGATTCTCAGTAGAGTATCTCTGTCACGCATGAGATCTCTATCTAGGTTGACATAATGAAACCCTGCTTTTGCTAGGTTTACAATTTCATTAGGTCTAGTAACTTCCCTAAGGATAGTGTTTTTGATGAACAGTTCGGGAAACTCCTTCTGCAACTGTCCAGTCAACACCCATGATGTATGTGGAATAGTAATGATACGAACTCCTGCATCATACAGGAATCTAAAATTCTCAATGAAAATATCCAGGTTCTCTTGAGTAGGTGGAACTTGGATATTATTAAATGTAGCAGACAGGGGGATACCTGTCTCCTGAGAAACAAACAAGGCATTGAGAGTAGTATCTCTCATGTCCCCATCAATAACATCACCCATCGCATCCTGCACAAACGGCGGCATACGACAGGTGAAGTAAATATCGTAGATGTATTCCTTATGTTCCTTGAGAAAAGGAATAAAGGTGTTTAGTACAAAGTCTTCAGGAAGCTTTGTATTCAGCGGGATCGAGAATCTTGCCATACTCTACAATCACTTTCTCCATATAAATGTGTTCAGCTTCTGGATTAGTTTCCAGAATATACTTGTTCTCTTCCGCAAGCGCCATTAGCTTCTTGCGATCAAGATCTTTGTTCTTATCTTCCAACTCAAATCTATCATAGATTGAGTAATGGATGATGGGAAGTAATTCAAGGTGTCTCTGACTCGCCATCGTTAGATTGCTCGATTTGTAGTTGTCCTGAGTATTTATGTTGCTGAAGTTTAGGTAATGCAATACCCTCTTGTTGCAACTGTGCCTGAACCTGTGGAGCGATCATCTTATTAAGTTTATCAATTCCACCACCAATCATACCAGAGTATTTGACTGCGATACCAAGTGCTTCTACTTGATCCTCTTCTGGCATGTCCATGATTGATGTCATATTACCAGCACCAATCCTACCATATGAAATGATGTCCATTGCTGCTTGCTTACCCATACGGGCAATCCAATAAGTCTTGACTTCGTGCGGTTGCTCTGTTGTAAAATACTCTAGAGGATAACCATTTTCTTCGTCAACATATTTGTCAACAATATTCAAGAAATACTTGAGTTCCAGTTCAGACTGTCTAAGTTTCCTTTTCCAGATACTAATATCATAATCGTTCTTTTCTAGATCGATCTGCATTAGTTCTCTATCAAGTTCGTCGGGAACTTGTTCCATGTCCCTAACTATTCTCTTTCTTAGAATTTCTGCTTTTCTGAGACTGTTTCTATTTTCCATGTAGGCATGATATCTAGTCTCAAGTTCCATCAATGCTTGACGAACTTTTCTCCATGGAGTGAGTTGAGTATCAGCAACAAAGTGCTCACACTCATATTCTGTCATGCCACTATTGAATCTCATACTGGCAGACAATACATCAAAGTCTTTCGATGATAGACCGAACTCGTCTACAAAAGATTTTGATAAATGAATTTCGCCCGTATCCGAGCTAACAATGTTTCTTACGTCCGAAACGATATCAGATAAACTTGCGTCAGAATTTAAAGACATATGCATCAACCTCATACTCTGGTTTACGATCCCAATCAGTTTCAGAGATCGTTCTGCCCATTTCAATTGCTTGTTTTTGGGGCAAGAGGATTCCCATGTAATCCTCATATAATATATTTAGGTCCCAAACAGTAGTGCAACTTTCAAACTTTTTGACTAGTGTTTGATACTCTACAAGCATTGTAGAAAGTTTATCTTCCCACTCTTCCGCTTTTTGTAGAATCTTATTTGCTAGGGCATCCTTATCGATATGTCTCTCCACAGAGAGATAATCTAGGAAAGGAGTTTTGTGTCCATCTGCTCCTCTGTAAGTCAACCACTCTCTTGCTTCATGCTTCTGGATTTCCCAGGATGCAGCCTCAAGATCTGTAGTATCTTTTAGATTTCTAAATCTAGTATTATATTCATCCTCAATGATTTCTTTTGCAAAAGCAACCATGAAATCAATAACATCCTTAAGAATGTTATCTGTCAACTCAATGGGCACCTTCATAATTTCGTTTGCAGGCGTCCATGCAAAACCTGCTTCACCTGTATTTACAGCGACCTTACCAAATGGTCTGATCTCAGAGAAGAAGTTAGATCCGTTATAAGCTTGCTGCTTAGTAACTTCTCTATACTTGTGCTCCCACTCTTTGTAAATAATTTGGAAGATATTTTCACTAACTTCTACACACGAGAAGTGCATCAGCGAAAACATTTCGTTGTAATGCAAGCGAAGATCCCCAGTTGCAGATGCGTTGACAAACTGTTCTGGCTTGATTTCCTTTTCGTTGATGATTAGATATCTCATTATTGTGCCTGTAATGCGGTGACAGCAGCGGCAGCAGAAAGGCAACCGCCAGAAGATTGACCATAATGTCCCTTGGGTCTTGCAGCAGCACCAAGGTTGGTCTCAACGTCAGTAGTATAATCCCACTTAGTTGTGTGATTATTCTGCTGACCATCATACTGACCCATCATGTAACCATGGTCTTGACCCATTTGGAAGTTCTCTTCACCATAAGAACGAACTTTGGTTCCGTTCTTAAGACCAGATCCAGAGGAACCGCTGTATTTGGTCCATGGTGAAGTAACATTGTTTCCAGTACCAGCATAGAAATGTCCGTACTTGGAAGGAAGGAACTTACAAACTCCGTCAGGAGCAGCGTTGGAAGACCATCCAGCCCAACTATCGTTGGAATGATTGACATAATGTCTGCTACCACGGAAGGATGCCCAAGATCTATTTTCATCACCACAAGATGCAGTGTGGTCAGAACCAGAAGGCGAATTGCCTACCTGATACATGATCTCAGAAGGATAGTGTAGTTTACCAACAGCAGAATTACCTCCACCGAGGTTGTAACCAAACTGTTGCACCTGTGCTGTTGCACATGCGTTTCTGTCTCTGTTGACAGGCATGTTCCAACCACCAACAACGGTGTATCCCATCACGCCTCTGGGGTCATCACCTTCATAACCGTAGTTCGATGGAGAGTAAGTACCACCACCAGGGTTACTTCCTGTAGTACCAAACATTCTCCTCATACCTGTGTGCAAGTTAACGGAGTCTGTGTGTGAAGATGATCCAGTGAATGAGTTAACACAACCATGAGCATATCCAAAGTAGTCACTCCAGGTACAGTCAGCATATGTTAGTGCTCTAGTCAACTGCTCGCCGCAATAGAATGTAATGTCATTTGCGTGCCAAGTCTTATTGACTGTTCTCCAAGGGTTAGATCCCTTGTACCCCGCCACCAGATATCCGTGTGTAATAATACTTCTGTATCTAAATCCAGTTAGAGGAGCAGATGCTACAGTCTGTCCTGGATACGCCCAGAATACACCATTCTCACCATCGGATACTAGATAAGAACCTCTAGTTTCATTTGCTGGTTCTGGAATACCACCACCAACTTCATCCCACTCAGATCCATTCCAGATCTGTGCTTTATTCTCTTCAGTATTGTAAATAATCTGACCGACATTTGGAGTAGCTGGTCTGCTGCTGTTAGTAAAGGATGGTAGTTTAAGACCCTGTGTGGTCAAACTAGCATTACCTGTAACAACTGTTCCAACAGTTAATTGAGACATGGGTGTATTCCTATCCTGATTTATTTAGTGACTATTCTGGTTTGGGATGATTCTCTTTGACAGATTTCACAGCAGCATACCAAGATGAGGTGTCTTTTCCTGGTACAAGACCAGATTCCATATCATGAAACAACATATCTAATTGATCTGATAGTTCTGGATATTCCATTCTTCTACCAAGATCGTATGGAACTTCTTTTGGTTGCACTCTGTTAATACTTCTATCCTGAAAATTATAGAAGTAGTCTGCTTCTGTAGTTTTTGGTTCTAGTTCATATGGACCTTCGACCCAAAAGAAACCTTCATGAACTTCAAATCTTACATCAGTGCCGCCTCTCTTCATTTCGATGATGCGACCTGTTTCTCTATTTACTAGTGATTGATACATATCAAGTATACTCCCATACGATAACGCAACCAGCACCGCCGTTGCTATTGTTGTGTGCAAAACCATTCTGAGAATAGTATCCATATGCACCGCCCGAACCCCACATTCCGTGAGTGTTCGCTGCACCATCACTGGAGTTGTGGTGGTTTGATCCAGCTTTATGCCAGAATGTAGATCCACCAGATCCTTCTCTGTTTGATCCGTGAGACATTTCACCAGGACCACCAGGAAGATTGATGTCACCACCAGAAGCGTCACCGCCTCTACCACCTTCATATGGGTTATCGGTATATCCACCAGACCCACCACCTGCTGTGCAGTAAGAACCAAAGGTGGATGTTCCACCTCCGCCTCCTCTTCCACCATTTCTTACATATCCACCGCCACCACCATATGAGTAGTTCACACTGTTGACGTTGGAAACATCGATATATTTAATAGCGGTAGCACCACCGCCGCCACCAGCACCACGATAGTTATTATCGTTGGTACGTGCTCCACCACCACCACCAGTGACATACACTAGAACGTGGTTACAACCTGCAGGTTTTGTCCAAGTTCCAGATCCTCCAGCAGTGGATGTAACACCCCAAGATCCAGTTTGAGATGTGTACACTTTGATGCCAATCAAAGCACCAGGAATAGACATTTCGGAATAACCACTGCCATTCCAAATTTTCAATTTATCATCTTGCAGATCCATAATATTAACACCAGCGGTGTTTTGGATCTGGTCAACCTTTAGAATACCAGCCATAATCTTTATACAATAGCCCAGTTACCACCACTATTTATAGTTACAGTGTAACCGTTCGCAATAGTGATAGGTCCTGCACTTACACAGTTAATGTTTGCGGGGATTGTGATATTTTCAGCAACAGTATTGCTGTTGGACTTGAAGATACCGTAGGAGTCAATCCACTGTCTGACACCGTTAGCATACAGAGCACCATTCTCGATGTTAGTATCACCAGAAATGTGTAGTTGATATGTAGGATCAACTCTATTAATACCAACTCTAGACAGTCTGTAGATGTCTGCTTGGTTTGATGCTTCAGTCCATCTGGAAGTAACGAATTCAGAGTTGTTCTGGAACAACTGACCATTGATGTTCATGTCTCCCTGAACATTCAACTTATAGTTTCTGGTCTGGTTGTTCTCTGGATCAACACCAGAGAATGCAGAAGTGTTGACTGCAATTGCGTTCTCAGAACCATCAATCAAGAGAGCAGGTGTTCCCTTCCAGGAAGTACCGCCATTGTTGCTGGATGGTGTGATTTCAAAGCAATCGTTGAATCCGATCTGGTTACCAACTCTGAAGTTTCTTGCAGAAGAAGAACCAAGGAAGTATAATGGAGCACCAGAGTTATCATTAGCAGTATCAATAGTCATACTGATAATGTTGGTGAGATTTCTAGCTTGGTCTAGAATTCTCGTTCCGTTTACATGATAACCAAATACTGCGTTTACACCAGTGTCATCATAAACTTGGAAATGAACTTTATCTCCATCTTCTGGTTCGTAGATGTCAAGACCTTCAGGTGTTGCCCTGATTGCCATGTCAATTCCAGAATCAGAAGATCCATTGAAGAAAATAGTTGGTTGTGTAACACCAGAAAGGAGCATGTTTCCACCAACATGTAGTGCTTGTGCTGGATTGACTCCAACATTGATACCAACACGATCGGTAGATACATCGACGAATAGTGTGTCGGTATCAACTGCAAGATCGTTTGTGATAGAAACAGTGCTCAGGAATGTACCTGTACCTTGTACTTGGAAGTTAGATGCAGCACCAGTTAGGGTCAGCGAACCAGTCATGGTATCGCCTGCCTTGAGAACGTTCAGAGAAGCAGCACCAGTGATAGATGCTGTGATTGTACCAGCGGCAAAGTTGCCACTCGCATCACGCTTGACTGCTGTATTTGCAATGTTTGCAGATTGGAATTCGATATTACCTTCGTTCCAAACCTTGCTACCGTTGACAGAGAAACCATCAGCATTGACAACCTGTACGTTGAGAGTACCAGATCCGTCAGATGCATTACCACCAGAAGCGATAATTGCTGAGTTGTAGTTTGCTGCCTGAGTAGAAGAGTTGAAGTATAGACCAGGAGAAGATTGAACTCCGTCCTTTCTACCTAGTCTTAGGTTTGCTGTGCCACCATCACTTTCCCACTTAGCAACTTCTACTGTGTTGTCATCTTCAATAGTGAACTCTTGGAATGGTACGTTGATAGCAGTGCTACCAATGTTAATTGCACCAATGAAGTTACCAGTCGTTAGTCTACCAACAATGATGGTGTAGTCATTGAAGTTGTCAGCGGTGTCATCGTTGACGATGATGTTGTCAATTGCGATCTGACCCGTACCCTGACCATTTGCGTTGTACAGGTTGACGTTGTTACCAGGAGTGAATGGAGAAGTAGTTAGAGTTCTGCCACTTACATAGATTTGATACTTAGGATCACCATTGAAAGACTTGATGGTAATAGTATCTCTGAATACTGTTGGACTAATAAATCTTGGAAGTCTGTTATCAGAGAGTGTTCCATCATTAATGTTTAGAGCATTCTGATACCATGATCCTTGCTTATCATCTAGTCTGTCTGCGTTTAGACCAGATCCAACACCATCATTTAGAGAAGACCAAATCTTTGCCCAGGAACCGAAGCTGGTAACACCAGTTCCAGATCCACGCAACCACATGTTGTCATTGTCGGTAAATGCAAGTTGTCTTACACCACCACCAGATGCGTCAAAGTTGCTACCAAACTGTCTGATAGTCATGACGAGGTGCTTGTTACCACCGTCTAACAACTGGTTAGAAGAGTTGTTTACAGTGTTAGCAACAATACCTTCTTGGAAGAAGTTTGGAGTTGGGTTGGATGTTGGGTTGTTAGTACCAGTTAGAACTCTGAGTGTGTTACCAGAAGAACCAGAGATGTCAATGTTGTAAGTACCAGACAGTCTATCTGTTGGTAGCGTACCAGCGTTCTGGTTGCTAGAGTTCAGGTAGAAGGAACCTTGTGCGCCGTCGAGAAGGTCAGCGTCAAGACCAGAGTCAGGACCGACGTTTAGATCGACAGAACCATTTCCAGATTGACCAATGGTGAACTGAGACTTCTTAAATCTTGCAACACCAATCGTTCCATACAGGTCAGAGGAGATCGTCAGATCAGTAACTCTCTGAACGTCAATAGAAACGTTTGCATACTGTCTGTTGACTGTACTTAGTTTTGCTTCTAGAACCAGACCAGATCCTCCACCAATTTCTGGTGGTGGATTTGTGATTGAGAAGTCAGCATTGTATCCAGTACCACCGTCAGTAACAGTGATCTCGGTGACTGCATTGTTTGCAACAATCACGTTGCAACGTAGTCCAGTGCCAGTTCCACCAGACAATCCAACGTCAAAGTATTGACCATTGGTGAATCCACTACCACCAGAGGAAATGATAACGTCATCGATGAATCCACCTTGAGTGTAGCTGGACTCGAAGATCATTGGAGATCCACCACGCTCAAACTCGATGATGGTTCCTGCAGGAATTGTAGCAGTGACTGGGTTGTTGATCGAAACTGTCGTCAGACCAGCAGCAGTAATAACACCTGTAATATTGGTATTGGCTTGGATACCAGAAACATTGTTTAGAACTTCATGTCCAATCAATACATCCGAGTTGGTTGTAAAGATCAGAGAACTAGATCCAGCATTTACGTTAGAGTAGAGTTGAGCAAAGTATCTTGTTTCAGAACCCTTGACCGACTGAACTGCAAGTGCAAAGTTCTGGTCACCACGCAGGAATGTGAAGGAGTTTGCAGCACCACCAGTTGCCAATCTGTCAGTCTCTAGAACACCAGATGTGATGTCAGAAGCAGCGATCTGGTTGGAGGATAGAGATACCCAGTTATTAGCGTTGCTGGAAGAAGTATTGACGACTCTGCTAATGTTGACAGCAACTGGAGGAACATCACTAGAATCAATATTGTCAGTATCGGTGATCTTGACGTTATTAACAATGTTACCGTACAGTCTGCTTTCGATGAATGCATCACCTTGTGCTTGTGTACCTGCACCAGTTGGAGCAGCAAACGTAACAGTTGGTTGAGTTGTATATCCTTTACCGCCCTTGATACCCTGGAACTCGATGATTGTAACGGTAACAACCTCGCCGTTAGCAATGGTACATTCTGCTTGTGCAGGAATTGCACCTAGTCCAGGATTACCACCAGAGATTGTAACCGTTGGTGGGGAAGTGTATCCAGAACCACCATCAGTGATATTGATCTGGTAGACTACACCAGTTCTGTATTCAGTTGCCTGAATTCTACCACCAGAGATACTACCAGTGAAGATATCATTGATAGTAAACTGCAGTGTGGGATCTACAGGGAATCCAGCGAACAGACTGGAGTTATCATTGTTCAGAATGAACGATGTAGATGTATCCTGTTGAATTGCGATGTCACCAGCAAGTGCGCCTTCGATAGCAAGTCTTGCATTTTGATCGGGAACAGTGTAGACACTGAATGGTCTGAGTGCTGGGATCTGGTCGATAGAAATCTTACCAGAGTCGGTCAATTCAACCAGTGCTCTAGGAACAGCGTTAGTGGAGTATGGTTTGTTGATGTATGGACCAAGGTTGTTGGTGATGTAGTCTCTAACTGCTTTCTGAGTAGGTAGTTTAGAGTCAGTTGCGTTAGCACCACCAAGTGTGTTGGATGCGTCGAAACCAGTAACAACAACGTCGCCACCTTTCAGTTTCAAGAATTCAACTTCAGAGATCGTAACCGTACCCGTGAAAGTAATAGCACCAGTTCTGTTTTCGATTCTTGCGAATGTACCAACCTTGAAGTCACCAAGTTCGTCAGTACCAGAAACATAAACACGACCATAGTTTTCAGAGACTTGTTCGAATGCCTCAACCTTAGTACCACCGTTCTCGGGTAGTGCTAGGTAGTTAATACCAGAACCTGCAAATTCCCAAGTGTGGGAAGAAGAGTTGACGATGGATGGTCTGTGTAGGTTGATTGTAGAACCAGTTAGTGTTCCTACAGAAACTGGGTTTCCAGTAGCAATACTGGTTAGATCCATTGCCTGACCAGTTCCATCATCGATGGTCAACTGTGCAGAGAAAGGAGGACCAACAGTTACCGAACCAACAGCATCGATAAAGTATTCAATTTCAGGATTGGTGTTTGTAACACCATCAATCTTGACGACATAGTGCTCAAGAGGTTCTCTTCCAAGTCCGCTAACTGTTAGAATAGTTCTACCAGTTGGAGTTGCGGATACATTGGTGATTGTTGCAATATCAAAGACGTATGGATCTTTTCTGAATCCTGTACCTCTTAGTGCATATTGTCCAAAGTTGGTAGCGGAGTTGGTGATAGATGCATAACCACCAGACTCACAGAGGACACCATCAGAACAGAAGATAACAAAGACCGAAACCAACTGGGTATAACCATCGTTGATAACTTTATATCCTGTACCACCAAAGGAGACGATCGTGAATGCCGCAGCAACCATCGATTTACCTTGGTTGGGGAAGGATGCAGAACCGTCTAGTTCCAGACCAGGGAAAGGACAGTTGGGTTGCTTGACCTTAGAACCGTCAATTAAAGCACCGCCACCACCTAGGAAGGAGATAACAGATGCGTTCTGGGTGTAAGGAGATGCTTCAATAATTGGGAAGTCATCAAAGTCACCACGAACCGCCATTCTGACGCCATCCTGATCATAGATGTAGCTGTCAGGATAGGTTAGAATTTGTGAAGTATCATACAGAGTTCCTGTGTTCTTAGTTGTAGCACCAGGAGCAACTGTACCGTCTAGAATATCTTCTAGTAGAGCGAATAATGTTGTAATTGTGGATGCTACGTTTGCACAATCTGGGTTTCCAGGATCAGCAAGAATAGTTCCGTCAGTGAATTGTGGGATTGGCGAAGATGTAGTTACAGCAGTGCCAGCACCATCAGTCCAGTTACGCATTGCAGCAATAGCGTAATCTCTTACTTGCTGATATGCATATAGAGTTTGTGGTAAGTATGCAGAATCAATACCTGTTAGTTGTGCTCCAGTGTAGTAGAACTCTGCATTAGTTACGGTTCCTGAATTACCACCTAAGCACAAGTCTCTTACAAGACCTTTGAGGATGAATCCAATATCTCTTCTGCACTTTCTTTCATCTACATTATTAAGTGCTAGTGCTGGATACTGAACAAGAGTATCTAGATATGCCTGATCAGCAATAAGATCCTTGTTACGAGCGATCAAATATGCTGCATCTAGATATGTTCCAGAAGCATTATTTGCAATAACGTCTACCCAGAGGTATGATAAAGTATCAATAGCAGATGCTACGTTAGCACAAGCAGGTGTTCCTGCTGTTGTTGTGATAACAGTATCATCAAAGTATCTTGGTAGAGTGGAATATACAGGTGTGTAGACAGGATCACTTGGAGTTCTATTATTAGTTCTCCAGTTACACATTGCAAAGGTTGCTAGTTCTCTAGCATACTCAATTGCACGAACTGTTTGAATAATCTCATTCTCTACATATGCAACCTTGGCACCAACAATATACTTCTTAGCAGCTTCGATTACGTTAAAGTTAGATCCAAATTCTAGATCTCTAGATAGAGCATTCAAGAAGTGAACAACGTCTTCACGACACTGATCATCATCAACAGGAATGCTGAAACTTGGATATAGTTTCTGACCATTATCACATTCCAGTAGAATGTTGTTGATCTGAACAGTGTCATCCTCTGCGATTCCAGGGATTGGAGATGCTAGAGTAACTGTTGCAGCACCACTGACTACATTATCCCAAACAAAGTTTGTGATATTGTAAGAGTTTCCACCATACGTAACCGTACCGCCACTTACATACGTATGCGTTTGACTTGTAAAACCAAGATAAATCTTGAATTCTGAACCACCAACACTCAATGCGTTGGATACAGATCTGACAAATGTATGTGCAGACTGTGGTAAATGCTTGACAGCATTAGCAGTTGCACCAACAAACGAATGTGGAGATTGTGGTTCAAACTTAATTGCATTGGAAGTAGCAGAAACAAAGGTGTGAACTGAACCAGATGCAGTTCCTGCGCTACCAACATTGATAGTCATCCAACCATCTTGTCTTCTGATCGCATTGGCAGAAGCACTAACAAACGTGTGTGCTCCCGTATATGGGGAAGATCCTACATTGATTGTAAACGTATTTACGTCAACAACCACAATTGGCATCCAACGTCCAGATGGATAATCATAACCAGCACGTGGATATGTCTTTTGTGCGGTATTTCCATCTAGATCACAAGTGTATGTGAGAGATCCATCTTGAATCTGTACATAGTCACCACTAGTAAATCCGTGACCAGCAACTGTAAATGTTACCGTTCCTGTTGCAGCATTATAAGGTGCGTCAGTGGGAGTATGCTCCGTATATCCAACATCAATAATAGGGATAGACTGACCAGCATATGGGTCGGAACCAGGACGTGGATAGGTGTGCTGGGTTGCGTCTCCATCTTGATCACAAGTAAATGTAAACGAATTATCAGAAAGAACTACACTGCGTCCAACTCCAAGACCATGCTGTCCAATTTGACAAGTCATTGATCCAGTGGAAGGATCATAGTTTACCGCAGATGGTTGGAAATACTGGTTTGGTTGAGATGCACCAGCATTTACAGTGATAGTGTTTGCACCAACTGCTGTGATAGGCATAGACCTACCAGCAAATGGATCGATACCAGGACGAGGATATGTTTTAACCGACTGATATCCATCCATGTCGCAAGTAAACGACAGGGAGTTATCATCAATAACAATACCTTCACCAACAGAAAGTGTATGTGTACCGATTGTGAGAACTAAATCTCCAGTAGCAGGGTCATAAGAAGCACCAGATGGAGTCCACTGTTGATTTGCTCCAGATGCACCTACATTTACAGTAAAGGTATTTGTGTCTGCGGCAGTGATAGGAAGTGCTTTTCCACTTGCATACTGGTCAGATTCAGGCAGAGCGTGCTCTGTCTTATTGCCGTCCATCGTACAAGTGAATGTGATGGATTCATCGGCAATCTTAACACCATCACCAACCGTCAGACCATGGTTTGCTACTGTGAATACAGCATCACCTGTAGCAGGATCGTATGTTACATTGGTTGGAGTGTAAGCGGAATCTACAGCACCGCCAATATCGTATACAGAGTAGTATTCTTTCTTGAATTGGTCGTTGATCTTTCCTACAACTTCATCAGCGATGAAATCTCTGTTGTTACGGATGAAGGTAACAGCATCCTGATATCTTCTATCAACAGGAGAAGATAGTGGGAATTTGTTTGGAGAGTTTAGTAGGGATAGGGTGATACTCTTGGAGTATGACTTTACAACAGCAGCAGATCCTGGTTGGAAGTTAGCATCTGTAATTGCTGGGAACTTCTTAGGAATTACGAATCTTCTGCAGCGACCGTCAGCGTCTTCGATAACTTTGTAGATTCTCTGCTTACCATTCAATGCAGACAAGTCAGGACCAGCAGTAGGAAGACCGCTAATTTCAATCTCCTGACCTTCTTTGAAATCGTGGAAGTTTGTTCTACCGACTAGTTCACTGGTGTAGAATACAACACCACCAAGGTCTTCGGCATTGCCAAATTGTGCAGAATGTACACCATCTTGAGTAATAGATGGGTCTCCTTGTAATGAGAAATCAATTCTTTGAATTGGTAGAGTTGCTGTGATGTTCTCATCAACAGATACAACTTCACCTTCTGCTCTAATAGAAACTAGTTCAGTGGTATCAATTTCTTCTACAATAATGTTTGCATCATTGATGGTGAAGTTGCATGGTCCAATAGTATCAAAAGTAGGTGCGCCTAGAATTGGCGAGAATGATACGTACCACTCAGTAGCAGGAATGCTATTCTCAACATCCTCGTTATCATTTACCTCAATGATTTCGTAGAACTGAGTTCCAGTAAAGAATGTATTTGGAACGTCATCGATAGCAACATAAACACCACCAGTAAATGATACACTTTCTGGATTGCTGTTAAACTTGAGAGTATTAGATGCGTAAATTTCTGACGATGACTGTAGTAAACTGCCTCCATCAGAACCGCTGATTAGGTATCTAAAACTTTCACCCTGAATAAAGGAACCAGACTTCAGTGTAACATCAATTGTACCTGTTAGGTATGCACTAGCACCAATTGCGGTTGTGAAAGATACATCAATAATTTCTGCTCTAGCACCAGAGTTAATACCAACAATTTCTAGACCAGTTTGTAGTTGTGATAAACCTGTGTTATCTTGGAAGCTTAGACGGAACTGATCGGGTCCAAAAATTTGGTGACCGATAGGGAAGTTAGTTCCAAAGTCTCCGTTGGTATCATAATCAACGATAACACGCTGTTTATCGTCAAATACCATCGCAAAATCCCAAGTTGCGACAGAATCACCAAATGCGTCAACTTGGTCTCTATAAGTAACACCAGTAACGTAGTTCTTATCGCCAAACTTAAAGATGTGCTTCTTGGGGTTAGCAGGTCTGATGATTACCAGACGCAAGTTGTCACCAACAACAGAGCAGTCAGGAGGTAGGGAGATTGGGTTATCTTCTACGTAGTCTCCGCCAGAAACAATCAGTGTTTCTTTGACACCAGGAGTTGCCCATGCTAACTGTGCTGCTTTTTTGATAGTGCGAACAGGACTGACAGCAGAGCGACCATCGTTTTCGTCAGAACCAATCTGCTGAGAGACATAGATTCTGCCACCAACGTCATTGGTTGCTAGGTTTAGAACGTATTCTGTAGTAGCAATCTTGTCTGATCTGTCACCCAATAGTGGTGTGATAGATCTTGGGAATACGCCTGCTTCTCCAGTAGTATTGTAACCAAATGCTTCCTCGTCAATAACTCGGAAACCAATATGCTTGAAGTTGACTTCTCCGTTTAGAACTACACCATCTACGTGCTCAGGTGCATCGGATCCAGTCTGTCCAGTGTTTAGTGCCTGATAAACGTTGGCACCAAAATATCTGTAAGAATCTTTTTGGATAATAACATTGTCAGCCCAGGGAGTACCTGTATTGTTGACATATGTTTTGAAATTTGGACCTCTTAGGTTTAGGTCAGGTGTAATAAAGTTGTCAATATCAAGGTTTAGAATTCTCGCCGTATCAGAAATGATAGACGTGGAGGTTCTAATAGCACCGTTGATGTCAAGTTCAAAGTCAACTGTGTCAAGTTGTACTGTTGCAGTAGCACCAGCACCGCCACCACCACCAGTAATGGTGGCATTGGGAGCAGATGTATATCCACTACCAGGGTTATTAACAGCAACGTTGATTACTCTGCCGTTGAAGATAAACGCAGAAGCAAGTGCTTGTACACCACCAGGAGTGGATGGAGGATCAATCGTAACAGAAGGAACAACAGTGTAACCAGCACCACCATCTGTTACGGTTACAGTGTTTACTCTCTGTCCAGTTCGGTTGATACCAACACGTGGCAAGGATGTATCAGGGTCGAGTTGAGTTCTGAGAATTTCTTTCTCAGCTGCCCCAACTCCTGCCCTAATTGTTAGTTCATTATCACCGATAAAAGCAGGTTTTGAACCTCTAAAAGTCTCTTTATCGGAATTAATGTTAAAACTCATGGTGCCAACTAGCTCCTAGCCCGTTTATCCTCGTTTATATTTAGCATCATGCCCAAGCAATGCTTACAACTTCAGTAGAAACTACCCATTTGATATTTGAAGTAGTACCTGCTCTAGTAGTGCTATAACTAAAACGATTGGAAGCTCCTTGTGGTGTGATACTCCAAGTCTGACCGATGGGAATATCATCTTTGATAACCGTTGTCATTGTAGACATGATTGTAACATTTCCAGCACCATCACATAATGCTGTGCTTTCTTGCTTTGCAGAATACACTACACCCTGAGGATTGACGGCAATAATATGTCCTGTAATAAAATTTAGTGTTGCATTATCAATAGGAATCTGTGTACCAACAGGATCTAACGCTAGAACTGCGGTATTCAGTCCTCTAAGAATATATCTGATAATTTTACTATCAGAATACTCAGAATTCTTAATTTCTAAAGTGTTTATAT